AGGGTTTATTTTATTGAGTGTTTCGTTTTCGACATATCATTTACTCTCTGATTACTCTCTGATACAAGTCTCAAAAAATATATAAGTCTGGGTGTAGCGAAGCCTGGTATCGCATCTGCTTTGGGAGCAGAGGATCGGAGGTTCAAATCCTCCCACCCAGACCAGTTTAATTACCTAGTGGATTAGATGCTTTAACCTTTATTTCTTCGATTTGCATTTTAAGTAATTCTATTTCTTTTTTGTTTACCAATGTAGTTGTATGTGAGTGTTCGGTATCGTGTGTATGATCTGCTACATCGTGAATGTGTGAAGTGTCAGCATTTTCTAAAGCATTAACTTTTTCTTCCAATACTGCTATTTGTGCAGAATAATCAGCAGATGATCTACCTTCTATTTCAGATAATCTTGTAGTTAATTCTCCATATTTAGTAAAACCAGCTCCAATGGAACCAATTAAACCAATGATGACAACTATGTTAGTAAGGTTTTTCTTTATACTATCCATTATTTAACTCCCGTATTTCTATTAACAATCTTTGTTTTTCTAAATTTATTTTATACAATTTGTTTTCTTTAATGTTTATTGGATCATTACTTATGTAGTTCGCCAGGCTAACATTGTTGTAAATCTTTCTGTTATCAAACATTACAACTTGGTTTAGATATATATCTTTGCTCTTATAAAACTCTTGGTTGTTATAAGCTGCTAATGAAATATCACTTTTCATTGCATCTAGTTTTATAATACTTTTTACTTCCAAGTTTTTAGCAGCATCTTTAACTACAGCATCTACTTTATCCATAGCAGCTTCAAGTTTTGCAACTTTAGTATTTTCTTTTTTAACTTCTTTTTTAGATGTTACCTTTTCTTCGGTTTCACTCTCGGCTTTTGTTTCGGTTTTACTCTTACTGGTTTCTTTTTTCCGTACATTTGGTTTCTCCTTTTTAGTTTCTTCTATGATTGATTTAGCTAATGTTTCTGGTTTTTCTTCTTTAGGTTCCTCTTTAGGTGTAACAGTTGAAGCTACCATTGGCTTTGGCTCTTTTGGTTCTTTGTTAAAAGTTTCAATAGGAGCTGCAACTTCTTCAAACTTTTCTTCTTTAGGTGGTGGAGCAGATATAACCTCTGGTACAAATGTAGGTTCTTGCGGCAGCTCTACTTTATGCTCCTCAAACTCTCTTAAATCTTCTTTGGTGTCATCTTGTAAAACAGTATTGTCAAAAGTCATTGACAAAGAAATATTGTCTATGTTTGGCCCACCTAGATTTGCTGGCGCATTAGCATCTATTGCAGCTATATTTGTATTACCAACATTAGAACCAGATCCCGTATAGATCAAAGTATCAGTAAAGTTAGCTCCAGCAATACCCGTTGTATCTGTACGAGTAGAGTTCATGGAAGCAATTACATTGCCATTACTATCTTTAATTTTTAGTGTAATTGTAAAACTATCGGCTCCACCTTGGCCACCCCAACAGCCACTAACAGCGCATTCGCCATTCTGTACTTCAGTAACTTGGCTTAAAGTTATGCCATTATTCAGCATATCCTGGGTTATACTTTCAGTAGTTAGATTAACGTCTTGTGTAATAGATCCGCTATCGCCAAATTCTAAATCATAATTACTGGCTACATTATTTAACGTGCAGCAATCATTTAATACTTGAACATCGCCAGTAGTTTGCCATCCATTCGTATTGCCAGTTTCAAAATTACCATTAATTAATAGATTGTTTGTTGTAATTTCTTCAGCTTTTAAACCAACAGAGCTTGCGAACCATGATAACAATAACCATAGTAAAGCTCCTAGTATAATTAAATACTTCATTGTGCTAACCTATCCATGTGATGATAAATTCTGCCTATAACTTTATCGAGATCCATTAACTCTTGTTGCAGCATCATTACGATAACTTGGATCTCAACAAGTGTGATAACAACCCAGGTTGCTAATCCCATTAAAATAGTTCCCAACAATGCAATTAACATTGTATTAGTTTTTCTAGTCATGCCTAACTATTGGATCTGTAAGTTCTTTTTTTATTAAAGGTTTTGCAGCTTTAGCTTCTTTTATTTTTTTTAATTCAATTTTTAAATACTGTTCGTATGTAGGCATCTTGCCATTGTAGTTTTCAAATAAAACTTTAGTTGCCTCTGCACCTATCTTGCCATTGATCGGACATGGTGTGTTTGCAAATGCAGCACTCATAGCTCTAAACACTTGTTTGTTTTGGCAAAGTACAGATATTGCAGCTACCTTCATACCCATACCATGTAATGCTTTTGATAAATTTATTGTTTCACAAACTGGATCTATGACGTGTCTGCCAGCTGATACACCAACAGAAAAATTTTGTACGCCAGCAGATAAAGCTAATGCGCAGTTATTCATTGTACCTAGTGATGGCGCAGATGAAGTATAAGGAGCTGATTTAACATTGGATGTAGAGCTGTTTGTCGTTGTGCTGGTTGATGTACTACCGCTTTCGTAAGTTGTAGCTCCGCCAGTATAGTTACCTTCAATAGCCGTATTAGATCCAGAAGTATTGTTTTGATTTCCAACTGCCATAGCAGCTGTAGCCAGGATAAGAGATAGCCAAACTATTCCTATTAATACAAATGCTGCACCTTTAATTAGTTTCATTTTTTTTTGCTCCACATTTGCATCGTGGCGCAAATAACCATTCAATAAATTTTTTAATCATCTTCCTTGACCCTTGTATCTTGTTTGTTTTTTTTGCCTTTTTTCATTTTTATTTTGCGATTTTTTATGTACACCTGGCCGTTTCTTTGTTGGATCCCTAGGAATAAATGTTCCAGTAAATTTAATTTTAGCCATTTATTTATATTTTTTTTCCCAGATTTCTTTTTGTGTTAAATCTTTTTCATCTTGTTTTTGTTTTGTTTTTGAATTTATTTCGTTAGGCTTTATTGTTTCAACTAAAGCGTATCTATAAATTGTTGATGATACACCCCATTGAAAATGTAATAAGTATTTAGGTTCTGTATAATTTTTAATTAAAGTTGGATCAAAATCAGAAGTTGTCATTACTTTTTCTTACGATCAAGTACAGATTTTGTAACTCTACTTCCAAAGCTAGCCGTAAATACGATGATTACCAAGTACCATACGCTGTCGGGTAAGTCGTTGATAAGAGCTACCCACTCTCTAAAGTTCTCTCTTGTAGATGGAAACCAACCAGTAGTTAGCATTCCAATTAACCACAGCATTAAAATCTCATCTTTGTAAGATTGATCTTGGCTTTTAATTCTAGTTATATCTACGTCTTTTGCTGCTTCTATTTCAGCAGCTCTAATAATTTTAGTTTTTTCTGCCTTATGTTGAAAATGACTAGATACTTTGTTGATCCCCATTTTTACTATAGGATTTTTAAATAAACTTAATAAACCAATCATTAACAACTCCTCATGAGTTCGGCCAAATCTTCACAACGCGCAGTAGTTTGCTTGTGCCAATTACTATCAATCATTTCATCGGCAGCTTTATTGTAGTCGGCTTCTTCAATACCTTCCCACATCTTCTTAAATTTCATAGTACGAGGCTTTCCAAGTTGGAAACACATTTCGCAAATAATACCTTTAACTGTTTCGGGAGCTTCTATTTCTTCCAGTAATTCTTCCGCAGATGTAAGAGCAATTTGAAAGTCATTGTCAAACACAGCATCAAGTTCTTCTTTAGAATATTCCACACCTTCAACAAAGTTATCGGTAGGTAAAAGTAGATGGCCATAACCAATAGTAGCGAAACCCAAACTGTCGGAGTAGACAGTACGCCTAAACCCTTCGTGTTGTTTAATTCTTTCTTTAACTTCTTCCATGCTTCATTTACTTTCTGGATCAAAATTGAGAATTTTGACACCTAATCTTTTTTGCTCGCCAGTTCTAGCTCTAATAATCTTCCAGCCATTCTTGCGATAGTTTTGTGTTTTGACATCATAAGCCGTGTACTCCCCCGTCTTTATGTTAAGAACTAATATGTCTATTGGCCCCGCACCTATTGGGGTAAAGACTATTAGATTTGGATCCTTTGCAAATTCAGCAGCAGCTAATAGTTCATTAGATAAACCTTTAGCAGCTGTAGTTCTATTTCGTGAAGTAGTAGAGGATTGAGCCAAGTAAACCGCCTATCAGTATTATTATTGCAGCAGCTCCTTTTCCTCTATTCATGTCGGCTTTTAAACTTTTAATATCTCCTCGCATTTCATCTATTGCTTTAAACAATGTTTTCATACGTTCAGCGCAAACCTTTTCATGGTAGGATATTCTTATACCATTACTATCTTCAATGTTAGATCGCACTTTTTTTTTCATTATGTATTCTCTATTTTAAATTCTTTGCATTCAAACCTTATTGCTAGTTTATCCATATTAACTTCTTCAACTGTGTAATTTTGCATTAAATGATTTCTTGCGTGTATATAACCATGAACAACACAAGTAGAATAATCTACATATTCAAATGGCATTAAAGCCTCTTGTTCACATTTTAAATTTCCAGGTAAAGAAGTACATAAGTACAACATCAATATAAATTTTGTCATATTGTTTTGTATTGCCAGGTTGTGTTGTTAATTATTATTTTGGATTATCTGATCGTACTTTATCGCAATGATCTTTAAATGTTGTAGTTCCATTCTTTTGATCCTTATAGATCATTTCCATTTGCTTATCCCAAGACAAGTATTCAGTTCGTCTAGTTGCATCTATAACAACATTTGCTTCAGCAGCATTAGCAGCTGTTTCGTATGATGCTATTTGTTTCGCAGTAGGTTGAGAAATTGATAAATTCCACTCCTTAATGTAAGCACCATTGCCATCACTATTGTCTTGCAACATAACATCTTTCAAAAAATCTACTTCGCTTACTCCTAAAGAATTTGCATAAAGTAAAATTTTTGTACTTAGTTGTGCCATAGTTTTTTCTCCTTAATTTTATGTTATAAGTTTCATTCCTGTTAAAAAATTGCTACTTTGATTAGTAGCACCACCAATATTTTGTGATGATCCATTATTATGATAAATATTTATACCAACAGTATCACCAACTGATAAATTAAAAATAGTTGAAGCACTACATGAAGAAAAATTTTTATTTCCATCTCCAGAATCTTCTGCATAAATTCTATCTGATCCATTTACTTCAAAAGTACCAATTAATCTATTTGAGTGCCAATCTCCTCTACGAACTTCCCATGTAAATAAGTATGTTCCAGCTTGTCCACTAGGAACTGTAAATAAACCAGTTGATGTATTAAATGCAGATGCAGTATCAAAATATTCTACATTAAAAATAATATTTGTATAAGTTCCATTTGATATTGACTGATTCCCACTACGATAAGCATGAAAAGCTGGTGTGTTAACCCCACCAGCAGCAAAAGATAAACCACCAGATCCATCTGTTTTTAAAAATTGATCTGCATCGCCATCGTTAGGCGGAAACGTAAGTGTGTAACTAGCGTTAGCAGAATGAGCTGGAGATTTTAATTTTATTCCATGTGAATTTTGAGAACAGTTTAATTGTATGTAACCATCTTGTGAGCTTCCGTCTCCTTTAGCTTCTAAACTAGGAGCTGAACTTGTTGATATTAGATTAAGTTTATCTATTGTAACCGCATCTGCTGTAATGTTGCTTGTTACCACAGAGTTTGCAGTTACTAACTTACTGTCTTTAATATTTAAACCATCAACTGTAATTCCGTTAGCGGAAGTGTTTTCTTGTATGGTATCTACTTTAACTATTGAACTCATATATTATTCCTTTGGATTATCTGATTTAACTTT